TAAAATTATTAAACATAGATGAGTTTTACGGAGTTAGTGAAACTATAGAAATAGCTAAAGGAAAGAATAAATTACCTCAATCATTAAAAGAAGGTTTTGAACAAATAAAAAGAAAAACAAAATGGCAATAAAAAAAGTATTTGTTGTAAGCGCAGAAACTAAAAAAGCGCAAAAAGACGTAGAGGATTTAACTCAACAATTAGAAATTCAGGATAAAGTTATTAATGATTTAAATAATGATTTATCTAGGCAACAAAAAATGCTAGAAAATACTTCTAAAGCAAACTTGTCTGCTAGAAAGAAAATCAATGATGAAATTAAAAAAACAAAAACAGAATTAGCTGCAGAAAAAAGAGCAAGAGTTGATTTAAATAATCAAAGAAAGAAAGCTAATAAAGATGTTAAAGAATCTATAAAAAATCAAAAAGATTTAACTGGAGTTTTAGGCATAGTAGATAAAGCAACTGGCGGAGCATTGTCAGGCATGCAAAGTTTTGTTAGTAGTATAACAAGCGCAACGAGAGGAATGAAGCTATTAAGAGTGGCTTTTATTGCAACAGGTATTGGAGCATTTGTTGTGGCTGTTACTTCTTTAGCTGCTGCATTTACTCAAAGCGAAGAAGGGCAAGAAAAATTACAAAGAGGTTTAGCTGTATTAGGAGCGATTACTAAACAAATAATGGATTCATTTGCTGATCTAGGAGAAGCTATAATTGATGCTGTATCAAATCCAATGGAATCTATTAAAAGTCTTGGCGCAGGCTTATTAAAATTTGTTACAAACCCTTTTAAGACTGTTAAAGATGCAGTAATAGGGGCTAAAAATTCAGTTAAAGAATTTGTTGATGAAACTGTAAAAGAAGTTAAAGCTATTGATCAGGTTACAAAAGCAAGACAAAAGGCGCATCATATTGAAAGAGATTTATTAACTGAAAGAGCTGAAGCAAACAGAGAAATAAATGACATTAGATTAGAAGCAGAAAAAAGAGATCAATATAATGCAACGGAAAGAGTAGCTTTATTGAAAAAGGCTCAAGCTATTGAGGAAGAAATAACTCAAAAAGAAATTAATGCTAAAAAGCTTTTAATACAAGCGCAAGAGTTAGAAATGGCTCAAGGTAAAAATACTATTGAGGATAAAGATAAACTTGCTAAATTACAAGCTGAATTAATAAATCTTGATACTAAAAAATTAAGAAGCCAAAGATTATTACAAACGCAAATAACTACTGCTCAAAATGAAGAAAAAGCTGAAAAGCAAAGAAAGTTAGATGAAGAAAATGCAGAGATAGAATTAGCAAATCAAAAAGAGCAAAAGCGATTAGATGATATACAGGCAATAAGAGATGCGCATGAACAAAAGGTAAAAGAAGAAGAAGCTGTTAAAGAAGAAGAAAAAGCAATATTAGAAAAAGAAAAAGAATTATTAGCTCTAGAAGAACTTAATGCGACAGAAGAACAAAAGGCAACTATAATCGCTTATTGGGATGGTAAGATACAAGAAGGAAAAGATAAAGATAGAAAAGAACAAAAAAACAAAGATGATAAAGAAGCCAAAGAAAAAGAAAATAGAGAAAAAGCAGTTGCAAACGCAAAATTAAATATAGCAAAAAACTCAATGTCTTTAATTGGGCAAATTGCTGGAGAAGGCAGTAAAATAGGAAAAGCAATGGCTATTGGTCAAGCTACTATTAGTGGTTATCAAGGTGTGCAAAATGCATATACAACAGCTCAAAAAAGCCCAATAACAATAGGGTTTCCAGCATATCCAGTTATTCAAGCAAGTTTGGCTGGAGCATTTGCAGCTTTGAATATTGCAAAAATATCTAAAACTAAAGCATCAGGATCAAGTGGTACGAGCGGTTTAAAATCTACAGCAGTATCAAGCGCAGCAGCTCCAAATGTTAGTTCAATAGTGGCGCAAACTCCATCATTTGACATATTAGGAACAAGCGGAGTAAATCAAATAGCTTCTGCATTAGGGCAACAACCACCAGTACAAGCATTCGTTGTTAGTCAAGATGTAACAACTGCTCAAAGCTTACAAAACAATATTGTACAAGGAGCATCATTAGGATAATAAAACATAAATCAAAAAAAAAGGTTTTTAAATAAAATAGAAATGGAAATAATAGAATTAGTAATTGATGAAGAACAAGAGCTATCTGGAATAGATGCTATTAGCGTAGTAGAAAACCCAGCAATAGAAGTTGATTTCATAGCATTAAAGAATCAGGAACAAATAAGGCTTGCAGAAGTATCTAAAGAAAAAAAGATATTAATGGGAGCAGCTTTAATTCCTGACAAACCTATATATAGAAATTCTAATGGTCATGAGTTTTATATTTATTTTTCAAAAAATACTGTTGCTAAAGCATCTCAAATGTTTTTAAAGAAAGGCAATCAAAGTAGAGCAACTCTAGAACATACTGAAGAAAAGCTTTCAGGAATGACAGTTGTTGAATCTTGGTTAATAGAAGATGAAGTTCATGATAAATCTAGAAAGTATGGATTAAACATGCCTGTGGGAACTTGGATGGTATCAATGAAAGTAGATAACGAGGAAATATGGAATGATTATGTTAAAGAAAACAAAGTAAAAGGCTTTTCTATTGAGGGTTACTTTGCAGACAAATTAAACAGACCACAAGATAAACAAAAAGATCAATTAAAAAATCAGAAAGTCAATGATGAATTTATGATCATAGATGACAGATTAGCTTATTCAACTGAAGATAAAGCAAAAGAAATAGCTGAAGATATAGGATGCGAAGGTTGTCATGAACATGAGATAGATGATCAGACTTGGTATATGCCATGCGAAGAACATTCTGTTGAAGCTGGAGAAAATAGCAAAAGCCCTTGCTGGGATGGATATGAGCAAAAAGGGTGGAAAAAAGGAAAAGATGGAAAAAAAGTTCCTAATTGCGAAAAGAAAAAGTATTCGGAAGAAGAACTATTAAAAAAAATAATAGATGTCATACAAGAACAGGAATAATATACCAACATCAAGCAGAACAAGTCCAACAGGAGGGAAAAGAGGATGTTTATGTAAAGATGGCACTTACAATTCTAAATGCTGTAACGGAGATTTACAAAATCAAGGAATTGGAAATTTATCTGGAGGTTCAGAGATAGTAGAATTTTTAGCACAAGAAAACGAAAGTTTAATTTTACAAGAAAATAATTCTAATATAATAACATAATGGCAAATTTAAAAATATCACAATTACCAGTATCAACAGCTTTACAAGGCGATGAAGCTATTGTAGTAGTACAAAGCAACACAACTAAACAATCAACAGTACAACACATACTAAATTATATTGTGCCTACATCTGTTACAGTATCAAGTGGGCAAACTGTAAACCTTTCAGATTCTGTTTATGCAACAAGTGAGCTAATTAGACTTACTTGGTCTGGTGCTAATGGTACAATGACAATGAATTTACCTAGTGCTGCAAGTAATCAAAATAGAGTAATGAGGTTTATATCTAATGGAGGATTTGCAACTGCAACAAGAGTAGAATTAACTCCTATTGGTGGAGATGAATTAGATGGTAGTACTGCTGCTTACGTGATAAACAAAGCATTTGAAGGAATACAAGTATGGTCAGATGGAGTTGAATGGTTTATCATACAAAAGAAAGGATAATAACGAATTTACAACAGTTTAAATAAAAAAAGGTTTTAATAATATAAATTAATTTAATATGAAAGCAGAGAGCACTCTAAACAAAGTAAAAGTTCTTTTAGGAATGGAAATAAAACTAGAAGAAATGAAGCTAGAAAACGGAACTCGTTTTGAAGCAGAAAAATTTGAAAAAGGAAACGAAGTATTTATAGTATCTGAAGAAGATCAAAGAATACCTGTGCCAGTTGGAGAATATTTAACTGATGAAGGAAAATATCTTTATATAGTAGAAGAAGGACTTATTGATGAAGTAAAAGAAGAAAAAGAAGAAGAAATGGAAGTTGAAGATAAAGAAATTGATGAGGTAGAAGCAAAAGATGATGGTAAAGAAGCAGATGTTGAAGATTGGGCTGGTATGGAAAAACGTATTAAAAACCTAGAAGATGCAATTGCAGATTTAAAATCAAAATTAGGAGAGGATAAAGAATACATGGAAGAAGATTCTAAAGAAGATTCTAAAGAAGAATTAAAAGAAGAATTATCTTCAGAAGTTAAGGAAGAAGTTAAAGAAGTTGAATTATCTGAAGAAGTAAAACCTTTCAAACATAATCCTGAAGCAAAAAATAAAGTAGAAATGAATCTTTATGCTCAAAACAAACCAATGAGCACTCAAGACAGAGTATTTAAAAAATTATTCAATAACAATTAAAATAAATAAAAACCAAAAATTATGTCAAATAAAATTGATCTAGCAACAACAGTAAATATCACTAGCACATATGCTGGAGAATTCGCTGGCAAGTACATCTCGGCTGCACTTTTAAGTTCAAGTACAATTGAAGATGGTGGTGTAGAAGTTATGCCAAACGTAAAATTTAAATCAGTAATCCAAAGAATTGAAACTGGAAGCTTAATCGCTGATGGAACTTGTGATTTTACTGCTTCTTCAAATGTTGATTTAACTGAAGTAGTTATTCAACCAGAAGAATTCCAAGTAAACTTACAATTATGTAAGTCTGATTTTATCAACACATGGGAATCTATTCAGATGGGCTACTCTGCCTTTAATCCAAATGGATTACCATCATCATTCGCTGATTATTTAGTAGGGCACGTAGCATCTAAAGTAGCTGCTGCTAACGAAACTAATATCTGGACTGGTAATTTAGGTGGAGCGCAAGCTGGAGAATACAACGGATTAGAAACTCTTGCTGCTGCTGATGCAACAGTATTAGATGTATCTTCGCCAATTGCTTTAACTGCTGCTAACATCATTGATGAAATGCAAAGAGTTGTGGATTTAATTCCAAATTCACTTTTCGGAAAAGAAGATTTAAAATTATATGTATCTAACAAAGCTGCTAAATTATACAT